GGAACTCGCGCCGCGCGCGGCCGGCCATGAGCGCGACGCCGACGTGCGGGTTCACCTGCACCAGCTCGTCCAGGTACGCCAGGTCCTCGTTGACCACGAGGATGGGCATGGGCCGCAAGCCGCTGGCGACCATGTGGTCCAGGTTGGCGCGCGTGCCGGCGGGGTCCTCGATGCGGTCGAGCATGAAGTAGCCCCACACCTGCGCCGGCTCGAACTCCTGCGCGCAGACGCGCACGTACTCGTCCAGGCTGATGGGCGTGTACGCCTGGCCGCGCTTGGCGGCCTTCACCGCCGCGTCGTGGTCGGTGAAGGCGCCGCTGTCGATCAGCACGTTGCACACGTCTGTCAGCCGCAGCAGGCGGCGGCGTGCGTGCTCCTATCGCCGGCGGTCAGCGCCCTCCGCGCCGCGCAGGTAGGCGTACGAGTACAGGCACAGCGGGCCGGCGTTCAGCTGGTGCACGGCCGAGGTCTCAGTTGAACAGCAGCGGCGATGGTCGCGCCCGGCAACGGCAGCGGCTGGCTGCAGTTCATGTGCGCCGCCATGTCCACGCGCTGCCCTAGCTGCGGCAGCACCTGCAGCGGCGGCGTGAACGTGCAGCCGCAGACCTCCACGGCGGCGTGCGCCACGCACACGACCACCACGACGCACGGCAGGTCGCGGCTCATTGCGCGATCACCGCTTGCCAGTCCGGGTGTTCGGCCAGGAACTCGGCCAGCTGCCGGGTGATCTCCACGCGCTCGCCGACGTTGCCCACCTGCACCTTGAGCGTGATGGACTCCACCGGCGCCTGCGTGCCGCCGACCGCGCCCATGGGCGGCACCTCGACGTGCGCCAGCTCCAGGCCGTTGGCGGCGGCGATGCTCGCCAGCGCCGCGTCCAGCTCCTGGCCTTGCCCCTGCAGCCCTTGCAGCAGCACCTGTAGTTGGTCGCGGCTGGTGGCGGCCATCTGGGTGATCGGGTCGTGCGTGGCCAGCAGCAGGTCGGCCTCCGCGTCCGTCACGTCCAGCACCAGGCATGGCCACTCGACGCCGGGGTAGTCCCCTTTGCGCAGGTGGCCGTCCACTAGCGTCAGCGCGCCGCCGTTGCGCTCGCTCTCGTACACCAGCAGCGCGCCGGCGATGCCGACCTGCTCCATGACGCTGCGCAGCACCTGGCGCTGCGTCAGCGGGTGCTCGCGCCAGTTGCCGGTGTTGTCCTGCAGCTCGGTGGCGGCGATGCGGCGAAACTCGCGCACGCGGTCGCGCACGTTGACCAGCGCGGACGGCGGCGGGGTCGCCGTGGCCAGCGCCTCGGCCTCCTGCTGGTTCAGCCGCCGGCTCATAGCCAACCCTCGCCCTGCGCCGTGATGATCAACCACTCCATGCCTGCGTTCCTCCTTCGTCGTCGTCGTAGACCGGGTTGTCGTTTGCGTCGTACCACACGCCGCCGACCTGTCGTAGACCGGGTTGTCGTTTGCGTCGTACCACACGCCGCGGCGGATGCCCCCAGGTCTTCACGTAGTGGCAGCGGACGCACAGCAGCTGGCACTTGTTCAACTCCTCTAGCAGGCGCGAGAGCCGCCAGGTGAGCGCGTTGGTGATCGCGGCCACCTTGTCGCGCAGGTGGTCGAACTCGAAGTCCTGCGCGTTGCGGCCGGTGTACTCGTGCCCGCAGTGACAGCAGCGCCCGCCGAGGTAGCGCAGCGCGTAGTCGCGGCGCTGCGCCTTGCGGCGCTGGAAGTAGGCGCGCCACTGCGCCCGCCGTGCCTCCGAGAAGGCGCTGGTTCCTTTCGTGCTCATGTTCGACTGCGTACGCTGCATGCCTGCGCGCCTGGTATCATGGCCGGCAGGCGGTGTGCACGTCCTGGTGCCACGTAGCCTCCCGGTCTGGCCCCAGGCTGCGGTCCAGGCGGGACACCATGATCTCGTGCGACCAGCCACGGCCGTCCTCGAAATAGACGCTGCCGACGCGCTCGCGCAGCTCGCGCACGATGCGCTGACCGGCGTCGTCGCTGAGGTCGAGTTCGATATAGTGCATCACTGCTCCCTGCTGCTGCCTGCTACACGGTGCGGCGCCGGCCTGGAACCGGCGCCGCCAGCCGTGCTCACTTCTTCGTGCGCACCGCCTTGCTGCCAGCGGTCTTCTTCGCGCCGGACGAGTTCTTCGCCTTGGGCATCTTGGCCACCGGGCCTTTCCCTTTGCCGGTCGTCGCTGCCATGGTCCTCACCTCCTTTCCGCGCTCGCGTCTGTGCGCGCCGCCACCGCGCGCTGTCAAGCCAGGTGGCGGCTGCGCGCCTCAAAGATCACCGTGCCGGTGCATGGCGACGGCAGTGTCTCGTCCACCGTGAGCGGCAGCAGCCGCGCATGCGCCCCCACCTGCTTCCAGGCGTACACCGGCAGCCAGCCGTTCTGCGCCAGCTCGCCGCTCAAGCCGCGCGGCTGCCAGTGGTGCAGGTGGTACGGGTTGGCGCCTGGCCGCTCGTTCCAGGGCACGCTCACCAGCAGCTGGCGGGCCTGGTGCGCCAGGCGGCGCAGGAAGCGGCGCGGGTGCTGCAGGTGCTCCAGCGTCTCGAAGCACACGGCCACGTCGTACGTGCCGCCAGGCAGCGGGTCCAGCGCCGTCGCGTCCAGGTCGCATTCCAGGAACCGCACGTCGCCGGCCAGATCCATCCGCATGATCTGCGGCGGCGACGGCCGCTGGCGGTCCATCGCGGTCACCTGCACCGCGCCGCAGGCCGCGAGGATGGCGCTGCCGTAGCCGGTGCCGCACGCCACGTCCAACACGCGCCGCGCGTGCACGTAGCTCGCCGCCAGGCCGTAGCGCGCCAGGTGCTGTTGCACCACGTGCCGCGCGTCCTGGTCCAGGTACGGGTTGATGCGCTCACGCGCCGGTGGCGGCATGGCCATGGGCGTCCTCCTGTTGTGCGATGCCGGTCAGCTCGTGCACCGGCCGCAGCCACCAGCTCTGCACCGTCCACACCGCCTCGCGCGTGGCGCCGTACTGCTGCACCTCGCGGTGCCGGGTGCAGATGGCCGGGGTGGCGTAGCCGAGCAGCATCACGGTGTCCAGGGCGGCGCTATGCGGGGCGCCAAGGATCACCACGTCGCACCGGGGCGGCGTCCAGTCCACTGGCGGCTGCCCGCAGGTGTACTGCGGCAGCAGCAGGCGGCCGGTGCGCGTGCCTTTGGCTTCGGCCAGGCGGCCGTCGCGCAGGCGGAAGAAGCGGCCCCCGTCGCCGCTGCGCTCCGGCTCCCAGCGGCAGGTCTCGGTCGGGTCCAGCAGTAACGCGACGCCAGCGGCGTACTCCACCATCGCCCCCAGCTCCTGGTTCTCTTGCTCGCGCTTGCGGTCCACGGTCCAGTTCTGCGCCCGCTGCTCCTGCATGCGCGCCGCCGCCACCTCCTGGCAGTACCGCAGGTCCTCGCGCGACAGCCGCACCGCCTGCGGCTCCGGGCAGTGCAGCGGCGTGGGGCGGCTGCGGAAGCCGAGACACCAGCAGCCTGGCGCCGCGCAGGCGAACGGCGCGCGGGCGCGATGCTGCAGCGGGTACTTGGGGTCGGCATGCGCCAGCGCGTGCCCGCAGTGGCACCAGCGGCCTTTGCGCGGGTCGCCGCAGTTGTTGAGGCAGCAGGCCATCAGTCCTCCCGGCAGCTGCACGCCACCCCGCGCCCGGCCCACACGCCGTCCGGCGACAGGCCAGGCGCCTGGCGCCAGCCGTGCGGCTCGCACACCCGCACGCAGTAGCAGAGGTCCACCAGGCACTCCGGCGGCTGCCCGAAGCAGCCGGCCGGGATGCTGGGACAGGGCGTCTGCACGGCGCGCATCGCCGCCGCCATGGACGGGCCATACCATCGGCTCGTCGGCGTCGCCGTTGGCGGCGAGGTAGCCGTGCGCGTCGGCGTGCGCGTGCGGGTCGCCGTGCTGGTCGTGGTGGCGGTGGCCGGCGGCGTGGGCGTCTCGGTCTCTGGCGCCACCTGCGCCGCCAGGCCCGCGCGCAGCGCCTCCGGCGGCACTGGCCGCGCGCATGCCAGCAGCAGCAGCGTGGCGGCCACTACGCCTGCTCGCGTGGCTGACATGACTCCTCCTCCCGTGCGCACGCCGTGTGCCCGAGCACGAAGCGCGCAGCCTGGCGCGACATTGCCTCGAAGCTGATCGGCATCTCGAACACCAGCTCCTCGCCGCAGGCCGTGCACCGGCCGCCGTTGTTGATGGTGATCACGTGCTCAGTGTCGCGGCGCTCCAGCAACACCTGCGCATCCGCGCGCACGCCGGCGGCCGTGGTCCCGCCATGCACCAGGCGTGCCAGGATCGCCTCGTCGTCCTGCACGGCCTGCCGCAGCACCGCCAGGCATTGCACCAGGTCGCGGTACTGGTCGAGCGTCGGCATCTTGTCGCAGCCGAGCGTCTGCGCCTCCCATGACCGCCGCTGCAGCGCGTGGCGCACCGTCAACGGGCGGTCAGGCGACGACATGGAACACCTCCGCCACCTGCGCCGGCGTCAGCGGCGTCGGCAGCTCGCGCCGCTGCAGCGCCTGCGGAAACCGCGCCAGGTTGGTCAGGTTGCGGTCGCCGCTGCGGCGCACCAGCTCGCGCGCGGCGCGGCCGTTGCGGTGCGGGTTGCTGCCGAGTTGTTTGCAGAAAAACGCGGTGCCGGCGGCGTCGGCCTGCGCCGCCAGGCGCTCCATCACGTTCAGCTCGCACGGCCGCGCCGGCTTGCCGGGTTGGTTGCTCTCGCCTTCGACGATCAGCCAGTCGATCTTGCGCGAGTGCGTGCCGTCCAGCTCGTCGCCATCGAACGCGGCCAGCAGGTTGAGCGGGCCGGCCTCGGTGGCGTCCACGAACGACAGCTCCCCGAGCACCGGGCCGGCGCTCACGAACACCACCGGCGCCGGCACCATGCGCAGGTAGCCCAGGCGATCCATGCTGTCCTGATGACCGATGGTGGTGCCGAACCAGACGTGCGCCGGCCACCGCGCGGGATGATACCAGCGCGCCAGCATGCGCTCGGCGTGCTCCGGCCGCTTGGTCAGCAGCAGCCAGGTCAGGTGCGGCGTCCGTTCGATCAGGTCCAGCAGCCGCTCGCGCGGCGCCACCAGGTCGTCGCGGTCCTCCAGCACGTCGGCCATGCTGGCGCAGAACACGCGCGGGCGCGTGCCGCTGGCCGCCGCCTCCGCGTCCCACTTCACCGGCTCACGCCAGTGCGCGTCGCCAAAGAAGCGGCGCGACGCCTGCGCGCCCCACACCTGGTGGCCGACGCGCTGCGCGAAGGCGTCCGCGTAGCAGTGCGCGCACTCCGGGCTCACCTTCGTGCAGCCCCACCAGGGGTTGAACGTGTGGTCGGTCCAGCTGATGCGGCTGTCAGCGCCCATGGCCGGCCTCCTCCTGCTGCTCGCGCAGCGCCAGGATGTCCGGCACGGTGGCGGCCACGCGCGGCGTGCCGATGGCGAGCGCGGCGCGTGCGATGCGGCCGAGCGGCGTGCGCCGCCGGCCTGGCCGGCGCAGCTGCTCCGCGATCTCGACCAGGCGCTGAAACAGCGGCTCCGGCACCTCGACGGTGAGCTTGCGCATGCGCGGCGGGTTCTCGATCAGGTCGCGGCCGACCAGTGCCAGCGCCTCCTGCTGCTGCGGTGTGCGTGGTGTCATGTTCGTTCTCCTCTGCTGCGGCTGCTGCGGGTTTGCGTGTCAGGTGGCGGTGCCTAGCTCCAGCACCACCGCGTCCAAGGCGGCCAGCCCCTTCTCCTCCTGCTGCCGCATGTACTCCAGGCGCGTGCCTGGCGGCAGGTCCGTGTACAGCGCCTTGTCGCGCAGGCGCGTCACGTGCATGAAGACCTTGAAGCCGGTGCCGTCCTCGCGGATGAAGCCGAAGCCGGTGTCGCGCCAGTGCACGACCGTGCCGACGTGGCGCTGGCCGGCGACGCCGGCGGCCGGCGGGCTAGAAAGGCGGGGTGTCATCTGCCTGTCCATCTGCGGTCTCTCCTCTGCGGCGGCGGCGCCGCCGTGCTCGCTCTGCTACTTCCTCGGCGGCGTCGTCGTTGGCGCGCCGTCGCACGTCGCACGCCCCATACCACACGCGCACGCCGGGTCGATCCCCGCCGTCCACGTGCAGCTCCAGGCGCCGCGCCACCGCGCCGCGCGGCATGCCGGGCCGGTCGCAACACTGGCGCAGGCCAGGACACTGCGCGCAGGCGGCGCGCTGCTCCAGCACGTTCAGCAGCAGCGGCACATGCGGCAGCACGTCGGCCTGCTCCAGGCTGCCCCAGCCGGCGGCCGGGTCGCGGCGGTCCAGCTCGCGCACCAGCGCCATGCAGGCCGCCAGGTCCTCGGCCTTGAGCATGCTGCGCCAGGTGGAGATGATCTCGCCGTCTACGATCTGCGGCGGCCGGATCATCGCGGCACCTTGGCGCGTACCAGGCTGTCCAGCGTCGCCGTGCGCGTTGGCGGCGTCAGCGCCGGCCTGGCGGCGTCGTGCACCAGGCGCACCGGCGGCTCCTCGCCGCCTTGCAGCTCGTGCAGCTGCGGCGACACCGCGCCGTCGCACGCGGCGGCCTCGCGCAGCACGCGCCGCAGCCGCGCCTCGTACGCCTTCACGAACTGCGCGCGCACGACCTCCAGCTTGTCGCTCTCGCACAGCGACAGCCAGCCCATGTCGAGCGCCGTCTGCCGCACCAGGGACGGCTGCTGCGGCAGCTGCCGGTCGCGGCCGTAGCGCCGCATCCACCGCAGCACCACGCCCCACGCCTCGTCCGCGTCGAGCACGACCACGCCGGACTCCTCCAGCACCAGGCGCGCCACCTCCACGCGGATGTCGCTGAACTCCGGCTTCTCGCTGCGGGCGCGCAGCCAGGCGGCCACCGCCTCGCGCGCCAGCTCGTACGGCAAGTCGGCAATGGCCGCGCCGTACTGCTGCACCTGCTCCAGCGACCAGGCCGGCGTGCTGTGCTTGAGCGCCACCTGGCCGGCGAGGGACACTGCCTCGTGACTATCCATGTCGCTTCCCTCCTGCTGCTGCTGCGTTGGGGCCGCCCGGGGTTCGTTGCAGTGCCTCGCGGACAGCGTCGGCGGTCGTTTGCGCTGCGGTGCGAGTGCCGGTGCGCGCGGCCGGCGTGGTGGCCACGGCCTGCGCGTACTGGCCGTGGGTCTGCGTGAAGTGGTGCAGGTTGTACGGCCGCCCGACCGCGCCGCGCAGCCAGCCGCGCCAGCGCACCAGCGCCAGCTCGCGCGCGTCGGCCACCTCGTTGCCGGCGCGCTGCAGCTGTTGGACCACCGGCGCGATCACGGCCGCCAGTTGCTTGGCAGGCGCGACGCCGCCCATGATCTCCTCGAACGCCGTGCAGTAGGGCGTCAGCCACGTGGCGCGTGGCGGCGCAGCGTCGGGCTGGTTCCCGTTACAAGACGGCTGTTCATGTCCTACGTTTCCTGTCGTTCCATGGATGCTGCTCATGCCAGGTAGCGCCTGGGAACCAGAAGCCTGCTGCTGTCTTGTAATACCCCTTCCCTTCCCTGCCATCCGATTGGCAATGGCCTCGCCATCGTCGCCTGCAGCGTTGTCGCGCACTTGCGCAGCTTTGGAGTGCGCGGAAGTGGTCATTCCAAGATCCACCTTGGAGGTACGTTTTCCGCCAGCGCCCCACCGCGCCTTGGCGCCGCGCTGGCCGGCCTGCGACAGGCGCTCGAAGCTGGCGCGCGAGTGCTCCAGTTCCTCCACCAGGCGCCGCTGCGTCAGCCAGCCGTCCACGCGCTGCACCGGCGCGTCCGGTCCATCGAGCAACCTGGCGCGCACGCGCTGCAGCGCGTCGCCGCGCAGGCGCACGATGCGCGCGAACTCGCGCTCGTCGTCGCGCACCTTGCCGCCGGCCGCCCACATGGCGCCGAGCAGGAGGACGTACGCGCCGACCTCCGTGGTGGACCACGGCAACGTGGCGGTCACCAGATCCCCGAAGTGGAGCAACATTGCGCGCGGCTGCCTGCGTGCCATCCGCTGCGCCCTCTACACCGGCCGCCGCCGGCCTGTCACCTGGTGGCCACCACCGCCACCGGCTGCCGCCGCCACCTGGTCGCACCGCTGGCGCGCCGCGCCGCGCGCGACCGTTGCCGCTGCTGCCTGCCTGCCGCTGCTGCCTGCCTGCATGCCGCACCCCACCAGGCACCATGCCACCGCCGCCGGCCCCCACGACCGGACGCCGCACCGCCTGCCGCCGGCCTGGCGCCTGGTAGCCGGCGGCGTCGAGCCTATAGCGCCGCGCCGCCGGGCCGTTCAAGCCGTCCAAAAACCCGAGCAATTCCGGGCAAATATTACCTCTTGCAAGCTTTGCAATGATCGCATATAAGGTTGGCATGCATAAGCCCGCCGGCAGCCCAGCCGGCCATAACGCAGCAGCAGGAGGCACTATGTCCACCACCGTCAGCAGCACGCATATGACCATCCGCATCCCGACCCGCCCCGAGCACGCGGACCACGATGACGTGCTCGCCGCCGTCGCGGCCGAGTACGTCGAGGACCACCCCGAGCTGGAGGGCTGGGACCTCAGCCCGCGATGGGATGGCGGCGAGGACGGCCAGCGCGAGGCGGTGTTGCTCAACGTGCCGGCGTGGGCGGCCTGAGGCGGCCTGCCGCCGCCACAGGCCATCGACATCGCCGGCGGTGGCGATCCCGATATGGTGCCGCTGGCCGAGGCGCTGGCCGCGCTGGGCTGCACCTACGACGAGCTGCGCGCCGAGTGCGTGCGCGTCTACCCGCCCGCCGAGTGGGACTGGGCAAGCGAGGAGGACTGACATGCAGCGCGCACACCTGTATCGCTACCTGTCGGCTCGCCGTGGTCGATAGTGACCCGCACGATGCCGTCGGGCACGCGATAGTATGCGAGCTGCACCGTCTGGCCGGCGTACTCAGGCGGCACGACGCCAGCGGCTGGCGATCGACAGCGAGCGATGGGCGACCGTAGACTATGCCGAGGACGACGATATGATCGGAGTACCGGCGCAACGAGCTGACCACGGACGAGAAGGCGCGCATGCAGGGCGACCCGAGCACGGTGGTGCGCGCGGTCGGCGGCGGTGGCAGCGCGGCGCGCATCGCGGCGCTGGAGGCGCAGGTGGAGGAGCTGAAGGCGCTGGTGCATGAGCTGGCCGGCGGCAAGGCCAAGGCCAGCAAGGCGCGCAAGGCGGCGTGAGGCGGTGGGCGTGCGCAGGCCGGCCAGCACGGCGGCCTGCGCGCCACGGCCAGCACGGCGGCCTGCGCGCCACGGCCACAGAAAGGCAGGCAGATGACGAAGCGAGACCGGACACTGCTGGTGGTGGACTGGGACTTCTGGTTCCGCAACCCGCTGGAGGCATGCGACCGCCGTGCCGAGGACACGGCGCCGCTGCTGTACGACTGGGGGCACCGCGAGACGCGGTTCTTCATTCACGACATGTGGCCGATGCGCGCGGCGGCGTTCGTGCGCCACGGCCTGCCGCTGCCTGGCATGGAGCCAGGCTGGCAAACCTTCGCGCAGCGGTTCCAGCTGTCGCGCCGCGCGGTGGTGCACTACCAGGACAGCAACGCGGGCGCCGGCCTGGTGCAGGCGCCGCGCGGCAGCCGCTGGGCCGACGTGTGGCTCTACGACGCCCATCACGACTGCTACCGCAGCGGCGGCGACCTGATGACCTGGACGCATACCCACCTGCAGCCAGGCGGCGCGCTGCGGTTCACGTGCGAGGACTGGATGTTCGTGCACGCCGTGCAGGGCAGCCGCCTGCACTGGCGCTATCCGGCCTTCCGCCACGACCGCAAGGCCAAGGCCGGCGCCGACCACGAGGCGCTGCCGCACAAGAGCGACGAGGCGTTCTGGCGCAAGTTCTCCAGCGCGCAGGACGCCGGCCACAACGGACCCGAGCAAGAGATCGACGCCGTGTTCGTCTGCCGCAGCGGCGCCTGGGTGCCGCCGTGGTGCGACAACGACCTGCAGCAGTTCCTCGACAGCTTCGGCCGCCGCGTGGTGCGCCAGGACGCGGAGCCGGTGGTGCGGCCGTTCAGCCTGGACGCCGTGCACGCGGAGGTCGAACGCTGGCGCGCCATGGAGCAGGAGGTGCGGCCGTGACCACCATCGACTGGAGCGCGGTGCCGCTGGCCATGATGTACCACCGCCTGCGCGCGCTGCAGGCCAGCCGGCCGCGCATGCTGCCGCGCCTGGACCACTACAGCGACACCGCCGAGTGCCACGTGTGCGAGAGCACGTTCGACCTGCACGGCGAGTACGAGAGCGCCGACCCCGATGTCGGCTTCATGAGCGCCGGCTGGCGCATCGACATCGGCCTGGAGCAGGTGTCGCCGCCGCACTGCTCGCCGGTGCTGTACGCCTGCGACGGCCGCCGGCTGCTGCAGGAGGAGGAGGCCAGGCGCGTGGCCATGGCCGGCGGCGTGGCGGCAGTGGCCGACTGCACGGCGCTGCTCAGCGAGGACGACGCGGCGGCCGAGCTGCAGGACTGGCTCGACGCCGAGCGCGAGAACGCGGCCGTGGCCGCATGGGAGGACCGATGAGAAACGTGCCCCGCGAGGACGGCGGCAAGAAGGTGACGCACGTGTTGATGACGCGCGAGAGCTGGGACGCGCTGGACGCCTTGTGGGACGCCGTGACCAACGGCATGGCGCCAGGCGCGGAGCTGGCGGAGCTGGCGCGCGCGGCCGGCGACGCGCTGCAGCAGTCCGCGCTGTCGCCGGTTACGAGCACGGACAACGACGCCGGCCAGCTGCTGGAGCAGACGTGGCGCGAGGCGCACGAGTACGTGAGCGCGCGCTGCGTGCACCTGGAGGACGGCCTGGCGTTCGCCGGCGCGCTGGCCGAGGAGGCGTACACCACGATGCGGGCGGTGGTGGACCGCCGCCAGGCTGGCGACCCGAACATCGCCGCCATGGTGGACCAGCTGATGCAGGCCATGGAGCTCATGCTGGTGTCGTGGGCCGGCGCGGCGCACGTGCTGCGCTACCCGGCGCAGAAGCAGGCGCTGGCCGAGAAGATCGGCGCCGACTTCGCCCAGCAGATCACCGCGCAGGCCGTGGCCATGTTCAACAAGAACCGCGTGGCGCGCCGCGCCGGCCTCGCCGCCGGCACGCCGCCGAAGAAGTGAACCCCGCTGCAAGCCGCAGGCAGGCAGCCACAACCCAAGGAGGAGCACATGACGTGGATCAAGACCGTAACGAAGGCGCGCGCGGTGAGCGTGCCGCTGGTGGCGCTCATCACGCCGGACGTGGGCGCCGCGACGCGCGCCGTGCTGGACCAGGTGGGCAACGGCGACGTGAGCAAGGTCGCCTGGAACTGCCAGCAGGGCCTGCTGCCGCTGAACGAGAAGGCGCAGGCCGAGCTGCCGGAGGCGCTGCGGGCGGCCGGCCTGGCCGACGCGCGCATGACGAAGGAGCCGGTGGCCATGCTCCTGGCCGCGCAGCACCTGGCGCCTGGCAGCCTGCTCTGCGCGCAGAACCTGCACCTGTTCTGGCAGGTGCCGGCGGTGCAGCAAGGCGTGGCCAACCTGCGCGAGGCGTACAAGCAGAACCACCGCATGATGCTGGCGCTCGGCTGCGACGCCACGCTGCCGCCGGTGTTGCGCCACGACGTGCTGGTGCTGGAGGAGAAGCTGCCGGACGACGCGGCGCTTGAGACCATCGCGCGCGAGCTGTGCGCGGCGGCCGACCTGGCGGTGCGCGAGGACCAGGTGCCCAACGTCGTGGCGGCCACGCGCGGCCTGGCCGCGTTCGACGCCGAGCAGGTGATGGCGCTGGCGCTGCGCAGCAGCGGCTACGACATGGACGCGCTGTGGCTGCACAAGCGCCAGGCCGTCAACGCCACGCCCGGCCTGACGCTGGAGTGGGGCGGGCCGACGTTCGAGCAGATCGGCGGCCTGCACCACATCAAGTCGCTGCTGTCGCAGCTGCAGGACGGGCCGGTGCCGGCCAGCTGCTACGTGTTCATCGACGAGGTAGAGAAGGGCATGGCCGGCGCGGCCGGCGGCAACGACAGCGGCACCAGCGCGTACATCCACCAGGCGCTGCTCACCGCGATGGAGCGGATGCGCGCGCGCGGCCTGCTGTTCCTCGGTCACCCCGGCACCGGCAAGACGCTGGTCGCGGCGGCGGCCGGCGCCACCTTCGGCAAGCCGACCGTGAGCCTGGACCTCGGCTCGCTCAAGAGCGGCACGGTGGGCAGCACGGAGGCCAACACGCGCGCCGCGCTGCAGGTGATCGAGGCCATCGCCGGCACCGGGGCGGTCTTCATCGCCACCTGCAACAGACTGGAGAGCCTGTCGCCGGAGCTGCGGCGGCGCTTCTCGATGGGCACGTACTTCTTCGACCTGCCCGACCCAGAGGAGCGCGCCGCCGTCTGGTCGCTGCACCTGCAGCGGCGCAACCTGACGGCGAACCTGGACCAGTGCGTGGCGCGCAGCGAGGGCTGGAGCAGCGCGAACATCCGCGACTGCTGCGACCGCGCCTACGAGCTGTCCTGCGCCATGGCCGAGGCCGAGAAGCGGATCGTGCCGGCCACCAGCCAGGACCCCGACGGCGTGCAGCGCCTGCGCGATAGCGCCAACGGCCGCTTCCTGAGCGCCAGCTACGGCGGCGTCTACATGGCCACCGCCGCCAAGGCGCCGCAGCGCGCGGCCGGCCGGCGCGTGAGCGTGCAGTGACGCGCGCCTGGCCAGCGATGGCGCACCAGCAGTGGCCGGCGCGCGGACGCACGCCGCGCAGCCGTGGCGCGCAGCTGCGCGCCGCCGGCTTTGACCTGACGACCTACGACCGCAGCACCGGCACGTACGCCGTGCGCTGCAGCCAGTGCCAGGCTGCGGTCCTCAACGGCATCGCCGCGCACGAGCGCGGCTGCCCCAACCACAGGAGGTAGACGTGAGCCACATCGCGCAGATCGAGATCGAGGTGAAGGACCTGCAGTGCCTGGTGCGCGCCGCGCAGGCGCTGGGCCTGGAGTACGCGCCTGACCAGACGACATATCGCTGGTACGGCCGCCTCGTCGGCCACGGTCACGTGTTCCCGCAGGGCTTCACGCGCGAGGACGCCGGCCAGTGCGACAGCGGCGTGCTGCGCCTGGCGCGGGACCGCGAGGTGCCGCATGACGCGCAGTTCTACAACCCGGCCACCGGCGAGTGGACCGCGCAGGGCATGCAGGACCTGCCGTACGAGATCGGCGTCTGCCGCCGCCGCGACGGCGTGGACGGCTACCTGCTGCAGTGGGACGCCTGGGGCGGCGGCTTCGGCCTGGCCGAGAAGATCGGCCACGACGCCGGCCTGCTCATGCAGCAGTACGCCAAGGAGGTGGTGTTGCAGGAGGCGCTGGCGCAGGGGCTGAACGTGCAGGAGGTGCAGACGCTGGCCAACGGCGACTTGGAGCTGGTGCTGGGATGAGCGCGACGCAGGCACAGAAGCCGAACATCACCGTGCTCGGCCGCGTCACGGACGACGGCAAGCCGGTCGTGGACCTGGTGCTGCCGTTGGACGGCGGCCAGCACCAGGTCGTCACGCTCAGCCTGATGGACGCGCAAGGCGTGGTGAACGGCCTGCAGGCGACGCTGCTGTCCATGGTGGCGCTCGCGGCCGGCCACGACACGGGCCTCGGCGTCGGCATGCCGCCGCACCTGGCCGGCCAGTTCGCGGACAAGGTGAGCGAGCAGTTCAGCCGCATCCATCACATGCTCACCGGCCACGCCGACCGGCCGCCTATCGAGCAGGACCAGCCACAGAGCCTGATCGCCAAGACGCCAGGCAGCGACACGGTGCAGTGATGTGGCGCGCGCTGCTGGTGGCCACGGCGCTGGCCGTGGCCGTTGTGACCGCCGGCGAGGTGGCGCGCCTGGCGCTGGCTGCCATCGACCACGAGGCGTGCGTGCGCATCTGCCAGGCGCAGTTCACGCCCACCACCACCTGCGTGCAGCAGTGCCTGCGCGCCGCACACGAGGAGATGAACCGATGAGCGACCGCAAGCTGCGCGTCACCATCAGCCCGAAGGGCGCGGTGACGACCAAGGTTGAGGGCATCTGCGGCACCGGCTGCGACGCCTTCGCCGCCGGCATCGAGCGCGCCTTGGGGCGCACCACCAGCGAGACCAAGACCGACGACTACTACGCGCAGGAGACGGTCGAGGTGAAGGAGGAGGCGTAGCCGTGGAGCAGCAGACGACCCCGCAGCAGGACGGCCTGGTGCGCCTGGTGCGCGACCGCGTGCACGCGAAGTACCCCGACGTGCCGGCGGACGGCGCGTGCCTGTACCTGGCCGCCGAGATGGTGCTCGCGCTGCAGGACGCCGGCTACACCGATGTCTGGCTGCAGGCCGGCAGCGCGTCGTGGCCGCGCCTGCGGCCCGAGCAGGACCACGGCGTGAGCGACACCCACTTCTCCTACGCGCCAGCGCCACCCAGCAGTGCATCTCGGGCAGGTGGCCTTGCTGCAGGTGCGTCACCACCACCTGCACGTTCGGCTCCCACACGTAAGGAGCGACAGTGATGCGCGTCCGTATCACCCGCAGCGGCGCGGTGCGCCTGCTGCACGACGACGACCTGGCCGGCCTGTACCAGCACGGCCAGGTGCAGCTGCGCCGCGCCAGCCACGTGGAGCCGACGCCGGACGGCCGCTGGACGGCCGACCTGGCGCCGGTGAACGGGCCGGTGCTGGGACCGTTCCCGTTCCGGTTCCAGGCGCTGCAGGCCGAGCGCGACTGGCTGGAGCCGCGCCTGGCGCAGCTGTAGCCCCACCCACCCACAACCACAAACGCAGGCAGGAGGAGACCATGACGACCGAGAGCAACAGCAGCAGCAACGGCACGGAGGTGACGCAGCAGCCGAGCCAGGCGTGGCAGCGCGCCGTCTTCTTGCGCGTCTCGCGCGGCAAGCCCGGCGTGCGCCGCAAGGCCAAGGCGGTGCAGGTGGCGCGCGAGGACAAGGCGAAGGAGGCGTACGACAACGGCGGCGTCGCCACGGACGCCGACCCGCGCATGGTGAGCGTGAGCAAGAAGGTGCTCGACTGCCCGGAGTACGACGCCATCTGCCACCTGGACGGCGAAGTGCGGCGCTACCTGGACGAGCGGCAGCTGCGCACCACCATCGCCGGCGCCGGCATCTACCCCATCGCCATCGCGGAGCTGGACGAGGTGTACGCCTGGCTGGAGGAGAAGAAGCAGCAGCGCCAGGCGCTCATCACGGCGTTCCTGGCGGTGTACGAGGACCGCTGCGCCGAGAGCGACGCGAAGCTGGGCACGCTGGCCAACGCGGCCGACCACCCGCCGAAGGACAAGGTGGCCGCCGCCTTCTACTTCGACTGGCTGCCGCTGTCCTTCGACGTGCCGGATGCGCTGCGCCACCTGCGCAGCGGCCTGTACGAGCGCGAGCGCGCGCGCATCACCGCGCAGCTGCAGGACGCGGCCAAGGAGGTGGAGGACGGCCTGGCGGTGGCCATGCACGAGATGGTGCAGGGGCTGACGCGGGCGCTGGAGCCGACCGACGCCAGCGGCAAGAAGAAGAAGTTCTACGGCGCGCGCCTGGAGCGCGTCACCACCTTCCTGCGGCAGTTCAGCAGCCGCAACGTCACCAACAGCGAGGAGCTGGCCAACCTGGCGCAGCAGGCGCAGCAGCTGCTGGACGGCGTGGACACCGAGATGATCCGCGACAACGACGACCTGCGCGGCGCGCTCCGCGAGGAGTTCGCCACGCTCACGCAGCAGCTGGCCGGCATGGCGCGCACCGACGCGCCGCGCCGCGCCATCAACCTGGAGGAGGAAGCCGACGATGCCGCAGCCAGCGCGTAGCCAGCCGCGCACGTTCCTGCTGGGCGACCAGCACACCACGCACACCACCAAGGCGCAGGTGCGCCGCGACAGAAGGAAAGGAGCTATGACGACCACAAAGACCAACGGAGCACCGACCTCGGTGCCGTGCGCCCGCTGCCACGGCACCGGCCGCGTGCAGATGACCGGCCTGGCCGGCGCCGTCTACGCCGAGCTGGCGCTGATGACGCAGGCGCACCGGCGCGCCCCGCACCTGCGGCCGATGACCATCGCGCAGCTGCGCCGCCACCTGGCCGGCAAGCACACGCCGCAGGACATCAACAACGCGCTCACCCGGCTGATGCGCAACGACCTGGTGACCAAGACCATCGACGCGGCCACCGGCCGCTTCGCCTACACGATCGCCACGCACTGACGCGCGGCGGCCAACCAAGAGGAGCAGAGAACATGGCAACGCAACAGCAGCAGCGGACCACCGCCCCGGAGGCCACGGCCACCAGCAGCCTGCCCGCCGTGCGCAGCGACGCACCGGCGCAGATGCAGGTGCTCACCTTCGGCGGCGTGCAGGTGCGCACCATCGACGACATGAAGTGGTTTTGCACGGAGCTGGCCAAGAGCGGCCTGCTGCCCGAGCACTTCCGGGGCAAGCCGGCCGACGTGATGGTGGCGGTGCAGTGGGGGTTCGAGATCGGCGTCAGCCCGATGAACGCGCTGCAGAACATCTGCGTCATCAAGGGCCGCGCCAGCATCTGGGGCGACCTGGTGCTCGGCCTCCTGCAGTCGCGCAAGGACATCATCGAGTACGTGCTGGAGGACGACCTGGAGGACATCCTGCGCACCGGCAAGGCGCGGTGCGAGATCAAGCGCGTCGGCTACCCGCGCGCCACGGTGGTCACGTACACCAAAGAGATGGCCACCAAGGCCGGCCTCATGCAGAAGGACACGTACCGCCAGCACGAGGCGCGCATGCTGCAGTGCCGCGCGCGCGCCTTCTGCGCGCGCAACGCGGCGGCCGACGTGCTCAAGGGCCTGGCCATCACCGACACGCTGCTGGACGACACCGGGCTGAACGACGTGACGCCGGACGACGAGCGGCCGGCGCCGCGCACCGTCCAGCAGCCGCAGCCGCGCCGGGCGGCGGCGCCGGAGCCGCAGGACGCCGAAGTGATCGACGACGGGCACTCGGCCACCTTCTGCGGCGGCTGCGGCGTCGTGGACGGCGAGGAGCACCTGAGCGACTGCCCCGAGGCGCCACCGCCGGCCGACGACCGGCAGACCACGCTGCCTGGCATGGAGGCCGGCCAGGCGGGTGGCGCGGCGCAGCAGGACCAGCAGCAGGAGGCCGAGTACGTGCCGCCGCAGATGCCGCTGGCCGCCACGGACGCGCTGACGCGCGCCTGCAAGCTGCGCGGCAAGACCATCTACACCGCCGGCATCAGCAACGTGACGCTGATGAAGGTGGAGTGGCTGGTGGACCGCCTGGACAAGTCGTCCTATCGCGGCGCCTGGCGCGACGCGATGGCCGGCTGCTTCACGCAGAACACGCCGCCGGACTGGTATCACCTGACCGAGGAGCAGGGGCGCCAGTTCGCGGACTACCTGCAGCAGGCGCTCGCGTAACATGGCGCGCGTGCACCCGCTGCTGGAGCGGTACGCCAGCGAGGTGGAGGACGCACGCGCCATCACCGCACCTGGCGCCGTCAACCACGACCTCCACGAGAGCTACCTGGCGCGATGCCGCATGCTAGTGGAGCTGTACGACGCGCTGGCGCAGGCGCCGGTGGGCAAGCCGCCACCGGCGCCGCAGGCCGGCATCGCCCGCGTCACTACGGTGCTGGCCGTGCTCGGGTTCCGCCAGCCGCCGCCCGACCACCCCGGCGCGTCGGCCGACTTCTACCTGGCGCGCGGCCAGGCGCTGCACCGCGCCTGCGAGCTGGACGACACCGGCGCACTGGACGAGCGCACCGTGGACGCTGAGATCGCGGCGCACGTGCGCGGCTGGCGGAAGTTCAAGGCCAACAGCGCCACCGGCCGCAGCTGCTGGTGGGAGCGCCGGTTCACCTGTCCGCGTCTCGGCCTCACCGGCCGCCCGGACAACCTGCGGTTCCTGCGCGGCGTGCGCACGCTGCTGGACATCAAGACCAACGACGTAGACCCGGCCACCGTGTACCAGCTGGCGTTCTACGAGATGCTGATGCGGGCCAGCGGCGGCGTGCTCATGCCGGCTCGCTGGGTCGGCCTGGCGCTGCGGCCGGACGACTACCGCGTGCACTGGTACACCGACGACGAGATGGCGCAGGCCCGCGCCGACGCGCAGGCCATGCTCCGCACCTACCACGCGCGCGTGCGCCTGGCGGCGTAACGCGCCCAACTGCAAGAGTGGGGAGAACGACAATGAGAGTCGAGACTGACAACGGCACCATCGCGCGCGTGCAGTTCGAGTACCGGCGCTGGGGCGAGATGCGGTGCACCGGCGACCGGCTGGCGCACCGCAAGCAGGAGGCCGAGCCGCTGGTGACGCGCTGCCGCCTGCTGTTGGGCGACCAGCAGGACGCCGAGGTGCTGGCGTCCGCTGACGCCGTGTGCCATGCGGTCGATCACTTCGACTACGGGCGCGGCCGGCGCCTGGCGCTGCACCGCGCGCTGCACGCGCTGTGGCCGAGCGCGCACGACCTGGCGCAGGCGAAGCTGCCGGCGCTGGACGCGGAGGCGCAGCGCGCGCACGACTTCAACCGCGCCGCCGTCTGGACGGCGTACTTCGCCAGCACGCGCGACCTGCAGGTGCCGCGCGGCGAGCTGCGGCGCACGCTGGCCTTGCTGCAGGCCGCGCAGCAGCTATACCGCGACGCGGCGCAGCTGCGCGGCGCGATGACGGAGGACGGCCGCGCGGCCAGCAACGCCGCCGCGCGCATCGAGCAGGTGGCGCACGACCTGCGCGACCTGCGCGCCCAGGGCCTGCTGTGAGCTGGCCGGCGCTGGTGAGAAACTGCGTGCCGGCCACGCTGCTGCTGCAGCGCGGCAGCGCGTACGTGCACGTGCCAGTGGGCGACGCGCGGCCGGAGGAGCTGCGGCGCCTGGCGCGCCAGTGCGAGGAGAAGCTGGCCGCCTTCCGGCCGTGCCGCGCGCAGGCGCACGACGGCTGCGCGGCCGACCGCGACTGCCGGCCGGCGGCACAGTGGCTGCGCGCCCGCGCGGCGGCGCTGCGCGAGCTGGCGGGGCCGGAGTGATGGCCACGCGCGAGACGCAGTCCGTCGCCTGGCTGCGCCGCATGACGCAGCTGGAGCACGAGATCGCGGCGCTGCTCGGCATCGACGCGGAGTACGTGGAGGTCGATGTGGGCGGCACGCTCTTTCACATGGACGCGGACGAGCTGCTGCGCGTGCTGCGCACCAAGCTCGCCCCCAACGCAGGAGGACAGGAGACATGACGACGCAGGAACTCAGCCACACGCCTGCCGAGCAGGCGCAGACGGAGCAGGCGCTGCGCCTGCTGCAGGCCAGCGGCGGGGAGGTCACCACGGTCATCAACACGGACACGGTGGACCAGGCCATCGACCAGGTGCAGACGCAGCTGGCGCAGGAGCACGGCCTGGACCTGCAGCAGCGCCAGCCGGCGCTGCGCGTGGACACGCCGGAGCAGTACGAGGTGGTGGGCTCGCTGGTGGTGGACTTGAAGAAGCGCCGCCGCGCGGTGGTGGACCACTACGCGCCGATGAAGAAGGCGGCGAACAACGTGGTCGCCACCATCCGCGCCAGCGAGAACGAGCGGCTGGCGCGCCTGGACGTGATGATCGCCGCCGCCAGCCGTGGCCTGGTGGCGTACGAGGCCGCCGCCAAGGCGGCGCGCGAGGCGGCCGAGCGCGAGGCGCAGCGCAAGGCCGAGGAAGAGGAGGCGGCGCGCGTGGCGCAGGAGGTGGCCGAGCTGGAGGCGCAGGGCGACACGGAGGCGGCCGAGGAGCTGGCGGCGGCGCCCATCGTGCCGCAGCACGTGCCGGCGGCGCCGGCGAACGTCGGCGTGGTGCCGAAGGTGGCCGGCCTGAGCATCAGCGGCCGGTGGGGCGCGCGCATCGTGGACCTGCCGCGCTTCCTGCGCTGGGTGGCGCAGGACCCGGCGACGCGCGGCCACTTCGTCACGCCCAACATGGTGGCGCTCAACGGCCAGGCGCGCAGCGCCCGCCAGGCCATGGCCATCCCCGGCGTCGTGGCCGAGGAGGAGAGAGGCACGGTCGGCCGTGGACGCTAGACTGCTGCGGCGCTGGTTCTACACGCAGGTGCTGCCGCCGCCTGGCTGGCAGCGCAAGTTCTACGGCGTGCCGGCCAATAAGCGCGGCAGCTACGGCGCGCGCGCGGTGCCAGGCCGGCGCGCGCTGCTCAACTGGCGGCTGTACCAGTCGCGCAAGCGGCGCGCGCCGCTGTGGCAGTGCGGCGACGTGATCACCACGATGGACGCGCTGGTGCAGGAGCTGTGCACCAAGCCGGTGGTGTACTGGCACCACCACCGGTATCCCAGCGCGTTCCTGCGGAACTTCAACCTGCACTACGCCATGCAGCAGCTGCACGCCGGCCAGTTCCGCCGCGCCGTGCGCCGGTGGCAGCCGCCGGGGGCGCTGCTGACGTAAACGACCAACGGCCGCGCCGGCACGGCCCGCCGCC